CAGATTTGTGCCACTGTAATGAGTGAAGGTGGATATGTTGAGACTGGTGTTGAGTTTGGTGCCTTTGATGGTCCAATATCTTTTTCCAATGCTGGTGGTGCGACTGCGAGACAGTGTGTTATGGCAATTCGTTGTAAGAACACATTTAAGGGAATTCCAAACAGAACAACAGTAAGAATAACTGGGATTGAGTGTTTAAGTGATGCTACAAATTGTAGAATTGAAGTTTGGAGACTACCAAGCAATACTAATATTACTGGTGGAACTTGGGTGGATGCTGATGCTGATTCTGCAGTTGAATATAATGTTACGGTAGGAACCAACTTTACAACAACTGGTGGAGATTTGAGACAGGCAACTTTGATTGCTGCAAACAATCCATCAGGTCAGCAAGCATCTGCTCAAGTTGCATTTAACCCAACGACTGCTAGAAGATCTTATATAGCACAAAATATTGATTCCAACGACAGTAATATTTTTGCCGTTATTGTTCGGAACCTAGATACTAATACGACAACAGATGTTTGGAATACTATTCAGTGGCGAGAAACTAGGTAAGTAACATTTGATACTTGACGATAGTCCAGAAATAATGTATCATATAGATACTATTATTAAATAGCTCTGTGCCTTAATGGATCCATCTATCATTGGACTTTATTTTACATTATTAATCGTAGTATTAATGATTGCATATGCAGGTGTCGAAGGCACTCTGCGTGTTTTTGTTTATCTTGACTTACAGTTGCGTTTTATCTGGGTCAGGACTAGGATGTGGTTGATGAAAAAACAGTTGGAAAAACAACTGATTCGTCACACTTCAAACTTTAAGGATTTTACAAATGAATACGAAAACATGCCCTAAATGTGGAGCTCGTTGGATAGACGGGAAACATTTTTGGGCAACAGGGAAACCTGGAAATGAAGATGATCTTGCTGGTCTTGTTTGTAATAAACTTGGAGATGATACATGCATCAATCCAAAGAGAGGATCCGAACTAGGAACAACTTGGGAAAAGCGTCTCGCTGAGTTAGAAAAGGATCATCCATATTGATATATACTTATTATATCATATTATGAAAAATGGAAAAAATGTCTGCCGAAGAAAGGATGGCAATTTGCGAATCCTGCGAATATTTGAAGGGTAAATATAAGAGGTGCTCTATTTGTAATTGCTTTATGGAGTTAAAGACAAAACTCCCCTTTGCAAAGTGCCCACATAATCCTCCAAAGTGGACTTAATATGTCAGGCGAAGTATATCTAGGTAATCCCAATCTAAAAAAAGCAAATACAAAGATTGAGTTTACTGCTGAACAGATTCAAGAGTTTATCAAGTGTAAAGAAGATCCAGTATACTTTGCCCAGAATTATATCAAGATCGTTAACGTTGATGAAGGTCTTGTTCCATTTAAAATGTGGCCGTTTCAGGAAGGACTGATTCGTAAGTTCCACGAAAATAGATTTAATATTTGCATGATGCCACGACAGACTGGTAAGTCTACCACGTCGGTTTCTTATTTGTTGCATTATGCAGTTTTTAATGACAATGTAAATATCGGTATTCTTGCTAACAAAGCATCTACTGCGAGAGACCTTCTTGCACGTCTACAAACAGCATACGAGAACTTACCCAAGTGGATGCAGCAGGGTATTCTTGCATGGAACAAAGGTAGTTTAGAGTTAGAGAACGGCAGTAAGATTCTTGCAGCATCTACATCTGCTGCTGCCGTTCGTGGTATGACATTTAATATCTTGTTCTTGGACGAATTTGCGTTCGTGCCAAATCATATTGCTGACGACTTTTTCAGTTCAGTTTATCCTACGATTTCATCTGGTAAGTCTACTAAGATTATTATCGTATCTACCCCTAAGGGTATGAATCATTTCTACCGCATGTGGCATGATGCGGAGAGAGGTGCAAATGAATATGTCCCAACTCAGGTTCACTGGTCAGAAGTTCCTGGTAGAGATGATGTTTGGCGAGAACAAACGATTAAGAACACAAGTGAACAACAGTTCCGTGTTGAGTTTGAGTGTGAGTTCTTAGGATCTGTTGATACTTTGATTGCGCCAGCAAAATTAAGAAGTATGATTTATGATGCACCAATCAAATCAAATCAAGGATTAGATGTTTATGAAGATCCAATTCCAAATCATGATTATGTTTGTACCGTTGACGTAGCAAGAGGAGTTGGTGAAGATTATTCTGCTTTTGTTGTTGTGGACATTACAACATTTCCACATAAACTTGTAGCAAAGTATAGAAAGAACGATATCAAACCAATGCTTTTCCCAAACGTGATATGGGAAACTTGTAAGGGATACAATAATGCATTCATACTGTGCGAGGTAAATGATATTGGAGATCAGGTAGCTTCAATTCTTCAATATGATCTCGAATATCAAAATCTTTTGATGTGCTCTATGCGCGGAAGAGCAGGACAAATTGTTGGACAAGGTTTCTCTGGAAAGAAAACTCAACTTGGCATTAAAATGTCCAAGACTGTTAAGAAAGTTGGATCACTCAATCTTAAAACAATGATTGAGGCAGACAAACTGTTGTTTAAAGATTATGAAGTTATCAGTGAACTTACTACCTTCATTTCAAAAGGAAACTCATTTGAAGCAGAAGAGGGATGTAATGATGACCTTGCGATGTGTCTTGTCATTTATGCTTGGTTGGTAGCACAGGATTACTTTAAGGAACTTACTGATCAGGATGTTCGTAAGAGATTATATGAAGAGCAGAAGAATCAAATTGAGCAGGATATGGCTCCATTTGGATTCTTAGATGATGGACTAGGTGATAATAGTTTCGTAGATGCTGATGGTGATAGATGGTTTGCGGATGAATATGGAGATCGATCTTATATGTGGGATTACCTCTAATGGACTTAGAAGATCAGTTTCAACTAGAACACTTACTTTTCAGAGAGAGATGGTGTAAAGTTTGTGGCGAGAAAAAAAACTTGATTGAAGAATTTTATCGAACTCGCAAAGACAAAGGTTCTGTACCGTCATCATATTCTTACGAATGTAAGGAATGCACCAAAAAGAGAATTGTTTTGCATAGAATGACCAGTGCTGTTTTGGATAAATGGGAATATCCTGATTGGTAGTCTGTTCACGTCCCATTTCCCCCCTCTAAATACCACTATTTTATAAATAATCTTAGACAAATATGGACCTAAAAAAGGAGTAACAAATGGCAGTAGCATTATTGTCTCCTGGTGTACTGATTAGAGAGGTAGATCTCACTGTCGGTAGAGCCGAAAACGTTTTAGATAACATTGGTGGCATCTGCGGACCTTTTACACAAGGTCCAGTTGATGAACCATATACCATTGAAACAGAGCAAGAACTGATTGAAGTCTTTGGTAAACCAATCAGCACTGATGCCCAGTATGAGTACTGGATGAGTGCAAGTTCTTTCCTTACTTACGGTGGTGTTCTTAAAGTTGTAAGAACCAATGGTTCTACTCTGAATAACGCTAACGCTGGTAATGATGTATATGCCGATACGGCACTCAAAATTAAAAACTACGACGACTATAAAGAAAACTACACCACTGACACTGGTTGGACTTATGCTGCCAAAACTCCTGGTAAGTGGGCAAACGGTCTGAAACTCTGCTTCATCGATGATCTGGCAGATCAAACCGTTGGCGTTACCACAACTAGCCTTGCTGGTCTTGGTGTTACTGTTGGATATGCAGTTACAGTTGGTCTCACTAATCTGGTGATTCCTAACGCAACAACTGGTACGATTTCAACTATCACCACTGGATATCTGAAAGGTATTGTTACTGGTGTTAAGACCGATTCAAATGGTGGAGATTCCACTTTTGATGTTAAGTGGTTCTCACGTGTCAATGCCTCTGGCGCAGGTTCAACTGAGACCAGAATTTCTTATGGTAAGAATGATCCAGCGGTTTCGATTTCAATCGGAAGCACTTATCAAGATGATACTTCGATTACCTTCAAAGACAGTTCTGGTGCAGTAACTGGTTCTGGCATCTCTGCTGTTACTGCTGTTGACTGGTATGATCAACAGCAACTTCCAATTGTAAATGGAAATGTTTTCTGGAAGTCCATTTCTCCAAAACCAGTTTCTAACAACTACGTCACTGAGCGTCAGGGATACAATGATGGAATGAACATCTGTATCGTTGATGATGAAGGAAATGTAACTGGTATTCAAGGTAATATTGTTGAGAAGTTCTCTTCACTGTCCAAGGCACTTGATGCAGTATCTTCTGTAAACTCTCCACAGAAAATCTGGTACAAGGACTTCCTGGCAGATTTCTCTGGTTATGCCTACGCTGGTGTTAACCCATCTAGCGA